TCCCCTAAATGTGTACAACCTTGGGAAAGCTGCAGTAGGTTATGGCGCGACCGCTATGGGCCGTCCTGACCTTGCTCCTGAAGTTACCCCGAGCCCAAGCATGGTCTATAAGCTCGGCCAGCGCGCTGGGATAATTTCTCCTGAAGAGACTCAGGCGCAAATGACGCCTGGGCAGCGTTATTTAGATGTTGGGTTACAGGGAGCAACAGGCGCGTTGATGGGTAAAGCTCCAGCCCCGGGTACTTTGGCTAGAACTATGGGGATTGGTGCGGCATCTGCCATTGGTGGGCAAGGCGTTGCTGAAAAGACAGAATCCCCTTTGGCTGGCATGTTGTTTTCAACAATGGCAGCAAAAAACCTGACTACTGGCGCAAACAAGTTAGCGGAACGCCAAATGGCTACTCGTGGTCGTGAACTTGCCTCGCGTAACGAGATGAGCAGAACTTTGGAAGCGGCTCAAAATGAAGGCTATGCCATTCCAAGAGGTTACTACGAAGGAAAGCAAACGCTAAAGGAAAGAGCTGCCGGCGGGATTGAAAAGGAAGTTGGCCTTATCAATCAGGTTAATGCCAATAAAGTTGCTCAGAAAGAGTTGAATCTCCCAGAAAATGCGCCGTTGACCAAAGAAAGTATGCGTGACATTAGGCGTCAAGAATATGACGCAGGATACAAGCCTCTTGAAGACGTCGGCAGAGTTAGAACTGATACGGACTTTAAAAAGTCTATTGAGACTATAAAAAGCAAATATGCGTCTGTTTCTGAATCATTCCCTGCAGCGGCAAGAGATGAAGTAAAAAATTTAATCAACGCTTATGATGTGCGGACATTCAACTCAAAAGATGCCATGCAACACATGAGATCTTTGAGAGAAGACGCTAGCAGCAATTTTGCAAAAGGTGAGAATTCCCTTGCAAAAACACAATTAGCGTTGGCTGATTTGTTAAAGGATGAAATCTTTAAACAGATCAAAAGAGATCAGCGTCCTAATGCTGATGCAATGATTCAGAGGTTTGAAGAAGCTAGGACAAGAATGGCAAAAAGCCATGCTATTGAAAATTCCATTGTTGAAGGAACCGGCTCAATTAATGCAAAAGAGTTGGCAAAACAACTTGATATGGGTCTTACTGGGGGCTTGCAAACAACTGCAAAACTTGCAAATGCTGCCCCGAAAGTTTTCCCTGAAAAAAGCAACATCGGCCCCATGCAACCCCCAAGGCAAGCAGGCATCCCCGGAGGGCAGGCCGCAAACTTTCTTGGTAGAGTTGGCGGTCTGGCAGGATTCGGTGGTTATGCTGGCGGGCCGTATGGAGCTGCAAGTGGGGCGGCCCTTGCTGTCACTCCTGAGATAATTTCTGCTGTGGCAAGGAATAGAGCTATTGCTGCATCTCGAACTGCTCCGTCAAATCTGAACGCGCTTAACATTCCGATGTTGGATCAGAATCTGATGAATCGGCTTATGATTGCTGCGCCAGTAGGCCAACAACCTTTTGAACGTTAACCAGTAAGCGACTCTACCAATGGAATCTCAATTCATCTTCAACATTGCCGTCAGCGTAGCTGGCTTCTTCGGTGGTTGGATCTTGAGCCACATCTACCGGGCCATTGAGCGGCTGGACACTGACATTAGGAACATGCCTGCCCGGTATGTGAGGCGAGATGACTACAGAGATGATATGGGTGAAATAAAGGCGCTGCTGGGCAAGATCAGCGACAAATTGGATCACAAGGTAGATAAACCATAATGCTTACGCTCATCAGCACCATCTGCTCATTCTTGGCTGGCGGCTTGCCAAAGTTCTTGGACTTCCTCCAGGATAGAAACGACAAGCGGCAGGAACTTGAGTTGACTAGGATGCAGATTGAGCGTGAGTTGCAGTTGCGCAAACTGGGCTTTGATGCCGAGGCCAAGTTGGAGGAGATACGAAATGTGCAACTTGAAATGGAAGCCGTCAATCAGCAGATCCAGGCCCGCATCGGCGCCCAAGTTGAGGAAACCAAGTCCATCTACGCACACGATGTGGCCTTGCAAGACGGCACCAGCGCGTGGGTCAGGAATCTACGCGCCAGTGTCAGGCCCGCGATAACCTACGGGTTCTTCCTGCTCTTGGTCTTGATTGACATTGGGCTATTCGTGCATGGTGTGAGGGTTGGGGCCTCGTTTGATGCCTTGGCCGTGCAGCTATGGGACGAAGGCACTCAGGCGCTGTTTGCCTCAATCATAGCGTTCCATTTCGGTGGGCGAGCCTTCGGGAAATGAAGACCTCCAAGGCAGGGGTTGACCTCATCAAACACTTTGAGGGCGTCAGGCTCAAGCCCTATAAGTGCCCGGCTTTGCTCTGGACTGTTGGCGTTGGGCACGTCCTGTACCATGATGAGCATTACCTCTCAATGGATGGGCGACGGCATTTTCCGCTGAAGCCGGAGCATAAACGTAGTTTTACCGAGGCTGAAGTCAATGAACTTTTACGAGACGACCTTCATCGTTTTGAATCGGGCGTGGCAAGACTATGTGGAGCAAACCTGCCGCAACGTCAATTTGATGCTCTGGTTAGCTTTGCCTTCAACCTTGGATTGGGGGCGTTACAAAGATCAACCCTCAAAGCAAAACTGACCCGAGGCGACATTCAAGGCGCAGCGGATCAGTTTTTAAGATTCAGCAAAGCAGGCGGCAAAGTCTTGCCCGGTTTGCTTCGGCGAAGAGTAGCAGAACGGGCTTTGTTTTTGGGTTTACAAGTAGAGCCCAAAAAATATCACTAAGACAAACCCGACGATTGCAAGTCTTGCAATGGTTGATAACATGCGCACCTCGTAAGAATTGCAAGAACAGTCACGACCCTGACGACAATTACCATTGCAACTCATATTTCTTCCCCTTGCAATCGTTTAGCCACCAACTGAGCGTATCCCGCCACATCTACCCAGTTGTCGTCATAATTCTCGTCTCCATTTACGATCCTAGCAATCTTGTGGCAAATCATGTCTAAGGCTTCTTGCTGATCTGCTTGTAGCAGCTTGCCTCGGCGCTTCAGATGTATGTTAATTGTGAACTTAAGGTCTTGAGAGACTTCTGCGTGTTTTGCAAAGACTCCATACCGGCTGCCTCGTTCCTGCAATGTTCCGTCAATATCTGCCATTAGTTTTCCTTTTAAATGATTCTGCCAACAGCCATCGGGCCCCGAGCATTCTGACTGCCTTGACCCACTGGCGCTGGTTGTGCCGGTTCTGACTGCGCGGCACTGACTGTACATTCCACAACATCCGAACAAGTTTTAGAGCAGTTGTGTTCATAAATGCCTGTATTTGATCGGTGTGCCAAGCTGGAAGACGCTGTTCACCATCTTTGCTCTTTTTGCTTTGTACCTACGCTGGTTCTCAGCCTTTGATGGGATTGGTGCAGGCTTGTCTTTTTTGTCACCAAGGGCATAAATTGGCCTCGGATACCGCCTAGTATTTTCTCCGTCTAACGTCCAGCCAAAGATGTAAACCCTCTTAGGCTTTGTCACGCTGGCCTTCATTAAACGGCCAAGGATGGCTCCGCTTTTCTTTTTGGTGGTTCCGATAGCCGTGCATATTTCCACGGTTGTCATCGGCCCAAGTTCTGCCAGCGCCTTGAGCATTTCTTCACCTCGGCCCCATTTTTTTTCCATTTTGCCCTCTAGTTTTTAAGTGGCGGGGGCGCTGGGCGAACCCAGCTTACCTCTACGAGACCCCCAAAAACTTACAGCAACTTTTCAATCTTTGCTTCAAGGACACCATTCCGGTGGTCAATAAGGTACTTTCCGACTTGCTCGGCAGTCATCAGGCCCTTGTCAAACTGCTGGCAGGCCCAGAGCATTTCACCAGCGTCAAGCTCTGAATAGCACATATCAGACGCTGCCTTAGCCCAAGCTGCTTCGTAACTTGCTTCTTGAGACTCTTGGCGCTTGAAGTAGTTGTTCAGGTCGTGGTCGTTGGAGCAAAACATTTGGAGTCCTTCCGGTCGTTTGGTTGCGATGTGTGTATTGTGCAGGGACTACATTGCATTGTCAATTACTTTATGAAACGGCTTTACAACAACGTCGTTTTCCCGCCCTATCCCAGCCAGCAAGTCGCGCATTCTCGCCTCCGTCTTGATGTGGCATTGCAACATTGTCCTAGCAGGCAGGGTGCGGATTGCCTCGGCGTAGTCTTCCAGCACAGCGCGGATAGCGGCAATGCCTTCACCGTTCAGCCTGAGAACTTTGTGCGTCTTGTACCGTTCTCCAGCCTCTGCTAACGCCTTCACAGCGTCTTCTAAAAGCCCGCTGGCGTCTGAGCAGGCTCCCATTTCGGCCAAGGTTTCCATCATGTTCACAGCATCTGAGCAAGCGATCCAGTCGTGGAAAGTTGGGTTCTCAGACTGTTCCAGCGACCTCAGCCCCTCATACATCTTGAGCAGTTGCCACTGTTGTTTTGCTGCTGGCATAGGATCGGTGCCGCTTGCCATCAGCACGTCCCAATGTGTGTAGGTTGCTCTTGCCTGCTTATGCTTTCTCATTTTTGAACCCCATGATCTGATTCTTTGCGTCCTCGGCGCCTTTGCTGACAATCACGAGGTGGCCCACTCCGCGAAGATAGGCGATCCAGTCGGTCTGATCTGGGCTAACTACGCCACCCTTCTGCCGCTTCATCTCAACCCACATCAGCCAGGCTGGGATGAAAAGATCAGGCACTCCAGATGTCACGCCCTCCACCTTAAGCCTGGCGGCCGTGGTGATGCTCCTCGCGCCACCGTTGGGAATAGCAAAGATCCTAACCCCGTGGTAGGTTTGCCTGAACCACTTCACAAATTCGCGTTGCTCAAAGTGCTCGCTGGGTGTTTCATTCTTCGCCATTGATTGCTTTCTGTATGCGATCCATCTTCATCTGAAGATCTACCAGTTGGTATAACGCGGATCTGTAGCCATCCCAGGCTTGCTCGGCTCTTTGGCGCTCTGCCTCTAGCAGCTTGGACATACGCTCAAATTGCAATTGCTCTCTCTTGTTCAAAACGGAATCTCCTCAGACCATTCTGGGCATTCGTTGAATGAATGCGTAAATTCCGCAGGTGGCTGCAAGTCAAACAACGCACACCAGCCGTCATCTCCATAGTTGTCGCAGGTGTGACAGCACCTCGGGACAGGCTCTTTTTTTCTTGCTCTGAACAAAATTACTGCTTGCGGTGCTGGCGGTTTCATTTCCACTCCCTTCGGATTACTCTGAAGAATTTGCCATCCTTTTTGTATTCAACCAAGGCGGGAGGACGTGAGCCCGCCATTGATTTCACTGCCTCATCTAGTCCTTGCGCATTCGTTTCGACCCCAGCTTGCCGGGCAATCGTCACAAAAGTCTGAGCGGCTTTTTGGCCCGCGTAACCATCATGCAGCACTGGCAGGTACTCAGTCACCGGCGGATCGCTCAAACCCCCGTAATACGTCACAGCAAGCATCTCTTTGCCACTTGTTCGGCCTAAATGCTTGCGCCAACTCCAGCTGGTGACCTCAAGTTCTAGCCCCTGGATGCCCATAATGTCATCCATGTGCAAGACCAGTTCCTTCTTTGATGGCGGCGGGAATTCGTGACCGCAGGCCGGGCACTTCAATGCCGATATCGCACAAAGCTCATCGCAGTTCTCGCAAACTTTCACAGGTGCGTCACCCTCCCCTGAACCTGCCTTCTTCGGCGGCTGCACGTTTGTGATTGGGCCATGCGTACTTACCACACCTGCAAAGTCCAGCACTAGGCAATGATCGGTATGGCTCTTTGGGCGCATCCCTCGGCCGGCCATTTGAACGTAAAGGCTTGCCGACATGGTGGGGCGCAACATTGCAATCAGGTCAATGTCCGGATAGTCAAAGCCTGTCGTCAAAACATTGGCGTTGGTCAATGCCTTAATCTTGCCTGCTTTGTAGAGCGTCAAAATGCTTTCGCGCTCCGCTTTCGGCGTATCCCCTGTTACGCACTCCGCAACGATGCCATAGGCGTTCAGCGTATCGGCAACCGCCTGGGCGTGCTTAACCCCGGCGCAGAAAAACAGCCACGCCTTACGATCACCCGCCAAATTAACAACTTCTTTAACAGCAGAAATGTTGTTCAAGTCTGTATTAACAGCGGCTTGAAGCTCTGCCTCAATGTACTCGCCACCCCTCTTGTGTACGCCTGTCGTATCAAGTTTTGCGTCTGTCACTTTGCTGCGGAGCTTTGACAGGTGCCCCTTGTGAACCAGCTCCTCAATGCTTACCGGCTCAATCAGGTCGTCAAAAATGGCGGGCTTGTCAGTGATTAGGCCGTGACCAAGGCGGTAGGGCGTGGCCGTCAAACCAATAACGCGCAGGTGCGGATTGATGGCCTTGAGTTCACCCAGCAATGACCTGTACCCGCCTTCGTCCTTGTGGTTGACTAGGTGGCATTCGTCAATCAGCACAATGTCAATGTGGCCCAGCTCCTTGGACTTAGTGCGTACTGACTGAATCCCAGCGAAAGTAATGGGCTCCCCGAGTTGCCTCCTGCCGATACTTGCGCTATAAATACCCATTGGTGCGCCGGGCCAATGGAGTCGCATTTTCTCCGCGTTTTGCTCAATCAGCTCCTTCACATGAGTGAGCATCAAAACCCGGGTCTCGGGCCACTTCTGCAAGGCGTCTTTGCACAGAGCGGCAACGATGTGGCTCTTGCCGGACCCGGTGGGCAGCACCAGGCAGGGATTGCCTGCATGGCCTGCCTCAAACCACGCATAAAGCTGGTCGATGGTTCGCTGTTGGTAGTCACGCAGCATCAGGCTTTTCTCCTGTGATGCCGTGGGCGGCTTCGATGGCGGCTCGCATACGCTTTTCAAATGGACGGCCTCCGACGACAGTTTCGGTCGCAAACCAAGCAGCAACCCCTGCATCAATCTGCTCATCCGTCAGCGGCTGGCGCTGTGCTGCGGGTGGGGCGGTGTAGAGGGGTGTCTTAGACCAAGGCATTCGTTTGTTGTTGGTGTGCGTAATGTCTCCGTGCTTGTTGATGTTGGCCCACGCCACCGGCTCCTGCTTCTCAGCCTGCTCGATTGCGGCGCGGAGGGTGGTGATGGTCTGATTGATGAAATGCTCTGGCCGACTCATCACTTGTTCATGGGCGTACCTGTCGAAACAAGTCGATACAGACCTCTCCAGCGCCTCCAGCGCCTGCTTCATTGCTTCGATGCTCATCTCACAATCCTCGCGTCAAAAGTTGCGCGCAGCTTCTCCACATACTCATCCCCCAGGCTGCACATCTTGGGGTTCACGAGAATCTCGCGGCTGGTGTAGACGTGCGCATCTCCTTCACCGTTGGCCACATTACGGCCTTCAATGACGTAGACGGCTGTCCACTGGTCCAGGCCGTCCTTGCGCTCCCAAGGCACCAAATCCGGGTGCAGCACATGCGATTCGCACCCTGCGTGTTGTGCTTCCACCGGGATCAGGTCATCCCATCGTGCACAGTGCCATGTTGAATCACTCAGCGCAGAGGAATGGGCGCAGGTGCGGCAGTTCACTTGCTTCGTCGTCTTGCTTCCAAAGCACTGGTCGTGGCCTGCGCAGTACTTGCATTCGTACCACGTCGGATCCGCGCTCAAAGGCTCAGGCATGCGGTCAGACAATGCAATCCTGCGGCCCTTGTCCACCAGCTTCTGAGCTGCCGACTTGTCCAAAGCAATACGCTCTGTGTGAATGCGGTCATCGTCTTTGCAAACCGCCACGTACAACGCCCACTCCAAGCCCATGCCCAACATGTACGCCTGCATCTGCGCCCAGTGCATGGGCTTGGCTTCTTTTACGCCTTTGGCCCTCAGATCATTGAATGACTTCAATGAATGCGTCTTGAACTCGGCGATGTGCGGCGTCTTCTCCGCCCCTGGCACACCCTTCTCAATCCGAGCATCAATAGACCCAGAAACATGACAGCCAAACTCAACCCGGCTCTGGCCCTCGCTCGGAGTCCGAACGTCAAGCCCAATAGACCTAAGATCATTGACAATCTGCTGCTCTTCATTGTGACCTCTGCGAAATAACCGCAACATGCGGCCTGAGAACTTCTCGACAACTGCCCAGCGAAAACTTAGCCACAGCCACCTATCGCATTTGTGGCCCAGCATCGAGGCGCCCAGGTGGGGCCGAGGTTGCCCTTGGCGCTCCTCGTGTACAACGTCAATCAAAGTTGGTATAGAATCTGTATCAATGTTTTGCATGTGCGTGTCTCCGTTTCTGCCCCCCGAAGGCAGTTGCCTTAGCCCCTCCTGCGAGGGGCTTTTTTTTGCTTACTTGTTAGCCCACGGAGGGGCAGCCTTCGGGGGAGCAGCCTGCATCACAGTTGCATTTTTTTCACCCATTGCTATGTGGGCCGATAACACTGAAGGCAAAGCCCCACCTGCCACTGCCTTGAACCCCTTCACCTCGTTACGCTCGCCATACTTCTCATCTTCTTTAACGTCGAGCTTTATGACCAGACTGCCGCCAATCAGTTGATCGGTATCAGTAACGCGCGCAAGCCCAATCGCTCGCATGATGTCGCCTAGTTGTTGACGTCCAATCTCCTCGGCCTTGGGGTTGGGGTTCTTGATGTTGAGGTTGCCGAAGATCACCCGGCCTTGGTGCGTTGGGCCAGTGATGCTGTACTTGATAGCAATGTATTCGCCAGTCCCTGCCTTGGTCTCCTTGACTTCGGCGCCAGCGATAGTGGCCGAGTACCAGCCAGCAGGAAGGACACTGTAGTCTTTTGATGCTTGGGGGAGTTCAGAAACGTCAAATGATTGTGAGAGAAATGCCATGATTAATCCTTTTTGTTTAACAAAACGTCTAAAAATTCTTGCGGAAAAAAATGAATTGGCTTTACTTCTGCACCCAATCCCTTCGGTGGCTCCTTCAAAACAATACGACGAAGAGTTTGCTCTGAAACAAAATCGTATTGTTCAATCATCCAACCGACTGGAGTTACCGATAGTTCTTCATTCATTTTTTAACCCTTCCTTGTGATTGCAAAAGATGGCCGTGAAGCCGTGGTGGTGATAGCCTCAAGCAAAGGCCCGGTGATTGATTCGTGCGCCGACTTCCATGCGGACATGTTGATTTCAGGCTTCCAGCGAAACAAAGAAGAGAGGTGTTCGGTCAGACCGGCTTCCCCTGCAAGAGCCTGTAGCTTATCAGCATTTACCTTGCGGTCAAGGCGCCCAGAGACCTTTATTTCATACATCCCGGCCGTCTCGGTCTTTGTGCCCTCCAAGTCTTTGGCAATGCCCAGGCACTCGGTGAGTTGATCCTCAATCCTGCGTCGGCGGTCTGTTGCCGCCTTCTCTTCTTGTTTAGCCACTTCCCACTGGGAGGCTAAGAATAGTGCGTCGGTTTTGATGAAGATGGTCATTCCTTTTCTCCTATGCCGTGTGCGCGCTCAATGGCGCGGGCGTATGCTCGGTGTGCTGCGTAAATTGGCTTGTGATTGTTTGTTGCCCACTGCTGGTCAGTGATGCGGTCAATCTCTTCATCCGTCAGACGCTGGCGTGGTTTTTTACTCGATGTCAGATAGCCGGATACCAGATCCGCGAATGCTGTACGCTCGGCTTTTGCAACAAGGTCGGCAAAACGCTCAAGTTCCTCCTGCGTGATCGTCCAAAATTCGTTATGCCACGCGGGTTTCTTGTCGGGGTCGCAGGCTTGCTGCATTAGCTTGATGATGTCGTCTTTTGTCATTTCTCCCCCCCTATGCCATGTGCGCGCTCAATGGCTCGGGCAAATAACAGATCGCCTCCATTCAACTTCAAGTCAACGCCAGCAGACTGCGACAATATCGCGGCAATCTCCTCATCAGTCAGCGGCTTGGACTGGGGTGGGGATGTGTAGAGGGGAACAAGGTCATAACCAGGAATGTTCGGCTTTTCCTCGCAATCAATGATTCGACGAACATGGCGGTCCTTTGCTATTTCGTACCAAGTGAAAATCCACGCAACTGGTTTAAGAGATTGTTCAACATACGCACGAAGCTCTTCGATCTCGTCGAGCAGCCGATCTGTAATCATCTGATTCGTGATGATGCCCGTTTGATGATCGGGGTGCGAGTTGCATCGCTCTGCATACGTCTTGATGTCTTCGTATTTCATACCTCCCCCCCAATCTTCGCAATAACAGCCCCAAGGTCAGGACCCTCCCACGCGCCCAGCTTTCCCGAGCGATCCTTAGCCAACCACAGCCCGTCTGAGTCGCACATCAATGCCCGCTGTGTATTGCCTTCTGCATCGCGTTCAACGCGCAGGGCCAAAACTTCATCAAAAAAATAAGGGAGGGATTGACCTGTCTTGTTACCCGGCATGCTGGGTGAGTACAGAACCCGGCCCATTTCGTCTTGGGTCTTCTCAAGTTTCGCGGTCATCAGAACGTGGCGCCCGGGCAGGTCACGAAATGCTCTAATGACATCGGCCATCTGTTCCTGCATTGATCCGTAGGCGGCGCGTGGGTCTTTGTTGTGCTTCTTTTCGTAGTTAAGCACCACCTCGGCAATTTCGCTGATTGAGTCAATCGCCACTGACTGAAAAGCCTTGGCCTCCTCAGACTTCGTAAGCCATTCATAAGCCTCCCGAAGGGCGTCCATCGAGTTGATTTCAATGAATGGCACGTCGGCCCCAGCGATTGAAAGCAAGCCGCCTTCGGCCGATAGCACTACAGGGCTGTGTAGCGTAGGAATAAGCGAGGTCTTGCCTGCGCCACTTTGCCCATAACAAAGAATTTTTACGCCAGAGGCTGCGAGTGATTTGGTGGATTTAAGGTTGATTGCCATACGTACTTTCAAAAAGGCGCCGGAGGCGCGGGTGGTAGGGGTTCCTGGCGGAACGGGGTAGCGGGGGGCCTTGGCAAGGCCACTCCCTTGTAAGTTGGGAATGGCCAGTTTTTCATTCAGTGCCCCATTCTTTAATCAGAAGCTTCACTTTTTCTTCAAGGCTTGCCTGACAAAACGCATCTTTGTCCATCAAATGTTCTACGGTCCAAGAACATTCACCGTCTGGGGCCAAGTTGTGACACCACAAGCCCCAGTCATCTGCAATGTCCGAATAAGTGGCGTCTGCGTATAAGAAAGGGGAGTTCCAAGGCAACATCAGAATGCCACCTCGTTTATGAGACAGTCGGTGTAGTTAAATGCGAGGTCAAGGGCCTCGTCCATGTTCTCCACAGTACCGAGCAGGCTGTACTTGCTAGGGTAGTCTGACGACCAGACCGTAACATAAGCGCCAGTCTTAGAAGCCCAAACTTTGTAAAAGCCGTCTTGATGAATCAGTTCCATGTCTATCTCCGTTTGGCTGCTTCGTCGGGGAATCCGTTCAAGCAGTGTTGACACTATAGTTCAGTCGGACGTATGATGTCAACACCCGAACGCAACTTTTTTAACAAAATGCTTACACTTGAATTGATCCGCGAACAGCTTCAGGACCGACGATTGACCGTCATTGCAGAGCGCACAGGCCTGCATCCGAACACTCTGAGGGACATTCGCAACAATGCTGATTGCAACCCGTCTCATAGAGTCCTGGCGGCGCTGAGTGTTTACTTGACAAATAGCGCAAAAGCAGTGCTTTCCTGATTGCGTTGTCTCTCTTATCCTGTTAAGGTTTGCATGCCAGACAGTCAAATCCAATAAACCCAGGAGAGAGGGCAGCCCCGTATTGGCGGGGTGTCTGGCGACGGCCCTCTCCCCTGGGTTTTCTTTCGAAAGCCAGACATGTCCATATCAATCATCCCTGCGGCCCCAGGAATTTACGCCGTTACGCTTGACGAAAAAAATCGCGAACAATTTGAACTTGTCATTGCTTGGCAAATTGAAGTCGTAGACAAAAAAGACTCAGAATTCTTTGACGACATGACCGTTATCCCTATCGGTTGTGATGATCGAATTACTGGCGCCATCAGAATAGTTCACGGGAGCGAATGATGGCCGATCTCTCCAAAATCCTAGGCGGTCCATGGTCTCCCCCAGTGGAGCCAATCCCCCAACCCCTAGAAGTGCAGTTTGCTGATGCAATTCGCAAAGATGGAAGAATAGAAGTACCAGACAAAATCATAATTGATGGAAATATTCATCGTTTCAGGTCTGGCTCTACCGCAAAAAGACTTGATCGAGCTGGGTGGTACGTTGCCCATGCCGATGGCATTCCCTGCATTACTTTCGGCTGCTGGCGTGAAGACATCACTATCACGACCCGTGCCGACATGGGGGGAAGAAAGTGGTCCCCAGCAGAGGAAATGGCCCATATCGCCAGAATTGCTGCTGCAAAGAAAAAGCGGGATGCCGAAATAGAGCGGGACAGAGGCATAGCCGCTAGTGACGTAGAGACAATTTGGAGCGGTGGCACACAGGCCACATCAGAGCACCCCTACCTCAAACGCAAAGGCATTGAGGCACACGGCGCCCGGGTCACTGGTGACGGGCGCTTGATGGTGCCTTTGTTTTCTCCCGATGGTGAGTTGGCAAGCCTCCAGTACATAGACGACACTCACGGGCAGGGCGATAAAAAATATCATCCAGGTGGCCAGACTAGCGGCATGTTCTGGATGCTTGGCACTTTTGACCAACCCGGCACGTTATACATAGCAGAAGGCTTCGCCACAGCCGCGACGATCCACCAAGCAACAAATCGCCCCTGCATTGTTGCTTATAGCGCTAGCAGCTTGGTCCCAGTCACTGCAAGCCTACGAGAAATGTATGGCAAGAATCAGGACATTGTTATCGTGGCAGATCATGATAAGCACGGTATAGGGCAGAAATACGCCGATCAAGCAAGCGCAAAGCACGGAGCAAGGGTGGTCACCCCGCCAATTGAGGGCATGGATGCAAACGATTACGTCAAAGCGGGCCATGATCTTCTGACGCTATTAGCGCAGCCAACCGGCTCGGCAGTCATTGACAAACTAAAAGTAGTTTTCGGCGACGAGCTGGGCACAGAGTACGAAGCCCCCGACGAGCTGATAGAGGGCTTGCTCGTCATGGGTAGCCTGACCGTCACCTACGGCGATAGCAACTCAGGCAAAACATTCTGGGCCTTGGCCATGGCAGCTCATATAGCAATGGGCCGGGACTTCTTTGGCCGAAAAGTAGATCCCGGCCTGGTGGTCTATCTGGCCAGCGAAGCCCCCGGCTCTATCCGCTCAAGAATGCAGGCCATGAAAAAGTTCTACGGTCACGACCTAGCCGACTTAGCCATGGTCCCGCTCCCGATGAATTTCTACGAAGGCGACGAAGACGCTAACGATGTAATTGCCTTGGTCCAGGCCATCTCAGAACTAAAAGGCAAGCCTGTTCGCCTGATCGTTGGCGACACCCTGGCCCGACTCAGCGCCGGAGCAAATGAGAACAGCGGCGAAGACATGGGCCCAGTAATGGCAAGGTTCGACCGAGTAGCCCAGGCCACAAAAGCAGCCCTGCACATCATCCACCACAATGGCAAGGACCAAGCCAAAGGGGCAAGAGGATGGTCAGGCATTCGCGCCCACATCGACACAGAGATCGAGGTAGCAGAGAAAGACGGCATTCGTTCGGCTTCAGTCACTAAGCAACGCGAGCTGCCTGGCAAAGGTGAGGCAATCTACTTCCGCCTTGAGATAGTCGAAATGGGCACCACGAAATTCGGCCAAACCGCAACTACCTGCGTTGCAGTACATGACCAAGAAGCAACTGAAACAAAACCCCATAAGAAACCCACCAAACACGACGAGAATATTCGGACTATTGAGAGGGCTTGGGATAAATCAGGTAGGGAGATAAGAGATGAAATGCCTTATATATCTAGGTCGGCATTAAGAGAATTACTCATAAAGGATGGCGCATCAGAGCGGACCGCCAAGAACAAGACCGAATCCAGCCGGGCCGATGGGCTTATTTTGCCGATGATAAACGCAGGAACCCTAGAGCAATTTGAGCATGGGTGGCGAGTGATTGATGGAGTTTTGGCGAGTGGGATGCTGTTACAAATCGCCCCGAAACGCCCCTAGGGGCAGTTTGGGGCAGTTAGGGGCATTGTGCGAAAATTCACAAAAAACGCCCCGCCCCGCCCCTACTCCCTTTAGGGTAGGGGCAGTAGGGGCGAAGTGAATCGTGTCGGGGTGGGTTGGGGTAATTAACTAAGTTAGGGAGTGCTAACATGGATGAGGAAGAATTTTCCACTCAAGAAATTCGTCGGCGTGGTGGCGGTGCTCAACCGGGTGCAGGTAGGCCTGCGTTGGTGCCGACCGAGGAGGAGCGGGCGTATGTTGAAAAGCTCTCGGGCATCGGGCTGGTGCAGGAGCAAATCGCGGCCTTGATCCGAGAGGGTATTCACGTCGACACGCTGCGGGATCATTTCGGGAAAGAATTATTGTCGGGTAAGGCAAGGGCAAATGCGGCGATAGGCGGCACCTTGTATCAGAAGGCAATCAATGGAGATACTGGCAGTCTTATATGGTGGACTAAAACTCAAATGCGCTGGGCAGAAACTCAAAAGCATGAAATAGTACACACGGGTATTAGTATTAATGATGCGCTTGAGGCTGCCAAGGCTCGGCTGATTGCTGGCGACGTGATCGATGCGACGATCGTAGAGCCTCGCAAGCTCGAAGACGGGTCAGGGCAGGGGGAGACGTAAAAAAAGGCCCCTGGGGGCCTTTTGGTGAGTCTGGTGGGTCATTTTGAGTTGGCGCTGTATCTGTCGAGCAGCACCCAGGCCTTGAAGACCTTGTGTTGATCGACGTTCGGCATCGAGCCGATCTCGCGTGCCAGGGCGAGCAGAGCTGCCATCGCTTGGGTGTAGGTTGGCAGGTTGGCCTCGGCCAGCAGTCGATCGGCCTCGAGGATGGTGGGGTTCATTTGGCCCCCCCGATCTTTCCGAGGTAGTACGCGGTGTCGCCCAGGAGCGTCCAGCGATAGCCACACCCTGTGCACCCTAGGCGGCGCCGTTTGGCGCCGTGGCGGGGGCTGTAGCGCGTTTCTAGCACCCTTGCGGGTGCCTGGCATTTGGGGCAGTAACTCATCAGAAGTACATCCCAAAGACGAGGCCGCCGATGACACCTAAGGCTATGGCGAAGATGGCTTGCTTCATGCTTGGCCTCCATCAATGACCCGCGGGGCTGCACCCCCACGATATAACCCTGGGTGGGAACAGGCTTCCCACAAAAGGCGCTTCACCTGCTCTTCGAGGAGAGCGCGGTATTCCCCCCGTGCCGACTCGGCGCGTTTGACAAGGGCATTCGCCCTGTCAATTAAAGCTAGGCTTTCAGCCTCGAATGAGGCCACAGACACTTCGAGGGTGTCGGAGTCGGCTGGGAAAATGATGTTGAACATTGGGAGCCTTCGTTGAAAAGAGTTATGTAATGAAAACAACGGTGTCGTCGACACCACGGATCTGCGCAACGGCAAGCACACCGCACCGCTTAAGTAAACGCAAATAAACGGATGCTCGTGCATCATCCGATGCCTCGAATGCCAAAGGCTCAGAATCCGTGAGAGTGCGCAACGCCTTCCAGATCGCAGCCAATGCTGCGCGTGGTGCCGACCAATTAGCCATCTCAAACCAAGGGCTTTCGCCCTCTCGGTCACAGCTTACGAAGGCTGCGAGGGATTCTGCAAGGGCAAAATCAGCCCACCAAAACCCCTCCGAAAATGTCGCTTGAATGACGACCTTTCGACCTTCAATCAAGATGATCGTTTCTCGACTATCCATGCCGCTTATCTCCTGGTGGGTTGCTGCGCTGGGGCCGGAGCCCCAGGGGGTTGCTCAGTGGATGTCGTATGCAACGTTGCTCACGGTCTTATCCCAGCAGGCGCGGCATTCCAGGCATTTTGAGCCTTGGTGAGGGGCTGGGCATGTACCGCCCGAGGATGCCACTGTCGAGGTGTTTTCGAAGCCTGCAGGGGGCTTTCCATCGATCATGGCGGCACTCACCCGAACGCACAGATTGCCAGGGAACGCACCGAAGTTAGCAACGTATTTTTTGATGAGGCCGATCTCTCGGGTGGGGATCCAAAACTTCACAGAAGGCAATGCCTCTGCGATCGCGACGATGTCCAACAGGTGTTGGAGGTTTTGAATGTCGCCGCTATCGTGCCACCTAAAATAATCGGTGCCAGACTTTGCAATCTTTTTGACCATTGCATCTTTCCAGCTGATCGAGGACAGCCCTGCGGCGCGCTTCTCATGCGCCTTTTGAACAGAAGGGTAAGAGTAATTCGCCTTGAGTGCGTAGCAGTTCGAACATGTGCTACCTGCGATTTTCGCGAGCTTTGCGCCCACCCTGCATAGCTTCGCGCTGATCCCGTAGGCAAGCCCGGGCATCTTGCTGGGCTTGCCAAGCGACCCTGCGATGGCATCTGCCATGCCCATAGACATACGGGATTTGGGAACAGCGAAGAGCATTATTTGTGATTGCATGTCTCTATCTCCTAATTGGTTGCTGCGCGGTTCGGGTGTCGTGTTGCGCAGTGATGTAAATGTAGCATGGTTCTAGTGTCTGTGCACTAGGGAAAACACTAGGCTATTAAATTATTGACAATGCTCTGTTCGCTTGCTATAGTTCATTCATCGCATCAAACAGCAGTCGCTGACCGATGCAGACACCAGGAGATAGAGATGATCAAGGTTACGTTTTACGTCTACTCAAAGATTCTGAACAAAGAGTTCATCAACGTTGAAATGCATCGCTCAATGGATGACGCAAGGCTGAGAGCAATGGCCTTGAATTGGCAGATACAGAAGGTAGAGCAGGCCTGATGCCCCCAGGGGGCTAGCCACCCCCCGCTCATCCATGCTCATTCAGCCATGTCATGCCCATCCAGCCATAGATCGACGCAAAATAAATCGAGGGGGGGTAGGGCCCTGCGCCGCCGGTCAAAGTAGAGGCAAGGTCCACACAAATTTTTATTTTTAATTTTTAGTTATCATTAACTAACTCACACTACATTCATCTCCATGCAAACCCCCATCTACAAGCCCAAAGAGGAGCAGGAGCTAATGTCACTTATCTGGAGCCCCCAGATCAAGGACAACCCATTGGCTTTTGTGATGTATGTTTTTCCTTGGGGCGAGAAGGGAACGCCGCTGGAGCGTTTCAAGGGCCCGAGGAAGTGGCAGCGCGAGGTTCTCAGTGACTTGGCGGAGCACATCAAGGCTAATCATGAGTTGGGGAAGGATGCGTTGCCTGGTGAGGAGGTGGCGTACAAGGTGTTGAGGGAGGCGATCAGCTCGGGCCGGGGTATTGGCAAGTCGGCGTTGGTGTCGTGGGTGGTGATATGGATGTTGTCGACGCGGATTGGGTCTACGACGATCATTTCGGCGAACAGTGAGCCGCAACTACGGTCGGTAACGTGGGCTGAGATCACTAAGTGGTTGGCGATGGGGATCAACAGTCACTGGTTTGAGATCAGTGCGACGCGGGTTTTGCCTGCGAAGTGGTTAACGGAGTTGGTTGAGAAGGATTTGAGGAAGGGCACGAGGTATTGGGGTATTGAGGGTCGGCTGTGGAGTGCTGAGAACCCGGACGCGTATGCGGGGGTTCACAATTTTGACGGTGTGATGGTGATTTTTGATGAGGCGTCGGGTATTGACGATGCAATTTGGTCGGTTGCGACGGGTTTTTTCACTGAAAACACGCCAAATCGCTTTTGGTTGGCGTTTAGCAATCCGCGACGCAATGTGGGGTACTTTTTTGAGTGTTTTGGGGCGAAGAGGGACTTTTGGAAGACGAAGGTTATTGATGCGCGGTCGGTAGAGGGCACAGACAAGGCGGTGTATGAGCAGATCATTGCGGAGTATGGTGAGGACTCGATACAGGCGCGGGTGGAGGTGTACGGGGAGTTCCCGGCTGCGGGTGAGGATCAGTTTATTTCGCCTGTTGTCATTGATGAGGCGATGAGTCGGCAGAAGTGGAAGGATCAGACGGCTCCGATAGTGATTGGAGTAGATCCGGCGCGTGGGGGGATGGATTCGACGGTGATTGTGGTGAGGCAGGGGCGGGATATTGTGGCGATCCGGCGGTATAAGGGGGACGACACGATGACGACGGTTGGCAATGTGATTGAGGCGATTGAGGAGTTCCGGCCTGCGTTGACGGTTATTGACGAGGGCGGGCTGGGGTACGGGATTCTTGACAGATTGACGGAACAGAGGTACAAGGTTCGAGGGGTAAACTTTGGCTGGAAGGCCAAGAATCCGATCATGTGGGGCAATAAGCGTGCGGAGATGTGGGGCACGATGAAGGAGTGGTTGAAGACTGCTTCAATACCGCAGGATCGGGCCTTGAAGTCGGATTTGCTGGGGCCGATGAAGAAGCCTGACTCGTCTGGGACGATATTTCTGGAGGGGAAGAAGGAGATGAAGGCTAGGGGTTTAGCTTCTCCTGATGCGGCGGATGCGTTGGCGGTAACTTTTGCGTACCCGGTAGCGAGCCGGGAGTACAATCCGAAAAACGAGCGTCGTGTGACTATGCAGGGCGGCGGCGGTGTGGTTAATTCTTGGATGGGGTCTTAATGCCACTAGTCAAATCCACCAGCAAAGAAGCCTTCCGCAAAAACGTAAAGGCTGAGGTTAATGCTGGCAAGCCTGTGAAGCAGGCTGTTGCCATTGCCTACTCTGTCAAGCGTGAAGCATCTAAACCATCTACATCAAAAAAGAAATGAATCTGACACCTTTAAGCAATTGCGTACTGATTGAGCAAGATGTTGAGAAATCTAGCGGGCTGATTGTTTTGCCTGAGAGCAAGATGGCTAGTGGTGTGGTGGTTGCTGCGGGCCCGGGTTTGCGCAAGGAAGATGGTACGTTGGTGCCGATGGATTTGGTGGTTGGTGACCATGTGCTGTTCGGGGAGTATTCCGGGCAAAAGGTTAAGCATGACGGCAAAGAGTATCTTATGATGCGTGAGCCTGACGTGATTGGGGTTTTGAATGGCTGATTTGAGTTCGGCGGCATCGGTGGCCAATGGTGGCAAGCGTGGCGGCAAGTCAGAGTCTGACGTGTTGGCTACGGCGCGAGCCCGGCTTAACATGGCGATTTCCGCTTACTCAGAGAGCCGCGAAGATGAGATTGACGATCTTCGCTTCTTTGCCGGGTCACCGGACAACCACTGGCAGTGGCCTCCTGATGTTTTGGCGACTCGTGGGGCTGTGCAGGGTCAGACGATCAATGCTCGTCCTTGCTTGACGATTAATAAGCTCCCGCAGCATGTGCGTCAAGTCACGAACGACCAGCGCCAGAACCGTCCGGCCATCAAGATTATCCCTGTGGATGACAAGGCGGATACCGAGGTTGCCGACATTTATGACGGCCTGATGCGTCATATTGAGTACATTTCTGACGCTGATGTGGCATACGACACGGCCTGTGAGAATCAGGTGGCGTACGGTGAGGGTTACATTCGCCTTCTGACAGAGTATTGCAATTCAGACTCGTTTGACCAAGACATCAAGATTGGCCGGGTGCGTAATTCTTTCTCGGTGTACATGGACCCGACGATCCAAGACCCATGCGGGTCGGATGCAAAGTGGTGTTTCATCACTGAGGACATCCTTAAAGAGGATTACGAGCGGATGTTCCCGGACGCCAACCCAATTTCCACGTTGCAGACGTTGGGCGTTGGGGATCAGTCGCTGTCGCAGTGGATCAACGAGGACACGGTTCGGATTGCCGAGTATTTCTACGTTGAGCACGAGAAAAAGACTCTGAATCTGTACCCTGGCAATGTTTCTTTGTTTGCAGGTTCTGCCGAGGACAGGAACATGATGGCGATGGGCATGAAGCCTGTTCGCACCCGGCAAGCGGATGTTCAAAAGGTTAAATGGTGCAAGATCAACGGCTATGAAATCCTTGAAGAGCAAGACTGGGCTGGAAAATATATCCCTGTTGTTCGGGTTGTTGGTAACGAGTTTGAAGTTGATGGTCGTATCTATGTTTCTGGCTTGGTGCGTAATGCCAAGGATGCCCAGCGCATGTACAACTACTGGGTCAGCCAAGAGGCTGAGATGCTTGCGCTTGCACCAAAGGCGCCGTTTATTGGGTACGGCGGTCAGTTCGAAGGGTATGAGCAGCAATGGAAGACGGCCAACACGCAGAACTGGCCTTATCTTGAGGTCAACCCGGACGTTACGGATGGACAGGGAGCAGTGCTGCCCTTGCCTCAACGTGCCTTGCCTCCAATGGCCCAGACAGGCCTTATTCAAGCCAAGATGGGCGCTTCGGACGACATCAAAAGCACGACGGGCCAATATGATTCGAGTCTTGGCGCAACCAGCAATGAGCGGTCTGGCCGGGCTATTCTCGCGCGTGAGAAGCAAGGCGATACGGGAACGTATCACTATGTAGACAATCTTGCTCGAGCTGTTCGCCACATTGGCCGTCAGATCATTGATATGGCCCCGAAGATCTATGACACGCAACGGATTGCGCGGATTATTGGCATAGATGGCGAGACGAAGATGGCGAAGATTGATCCTACGCAGCAAGAGCCTGTGCGTAAGATTGAGGATCAAAACGGCATTGTGCTTGAGAAGATCTACAACTTGGGCGTGGGAAAGTATGACGTTTGCGTCACGACAGGCCCGAGTTACATGACCAAGCGCCAAGAGTCTTTGGACGCGATGAGCCAGTTGTTGCAAGGCAACCCAGAGCTGTGGGCTGTGGCTGGTGACTTGTTCATTAAAAACATGGATTGGCCTGGTGCTGAGGAGATGGCAAAGCGGTTCTCCAAGACCATTGATCCTAAGTTGCTGTCTGACGATGACAAGTCGCCAGAGCTGCAAGCTGCTGAACAGCAGATCCAGGCGATGGGGCAGGAGATGGAGCAGATGCACCAGATGCTCCAGAACGTGTCTAAGTCTATGGAAGCTCAAGAGCAGCGCAGGCAGGATTTTGAGGCTCAGATCAAGGCATTTGATGCCGAGACCAAGCGTATTAGCGCTGTGCAGGCTGGCATGACGCCTGACCAGATCCAGGATATCGTGATGGGTACGATTTCCGCTGCATTGGACACGGGCGATTTGATTGGGCAGATGCCTAGCCGTGAGTCAATGAGCAATGAGATGCAAATGCCACAACAAGGGATGCAAAATGAAGGCATGTGATTTTGTTGGGATGCTGTTCTTGGCCCGTGATGTTGCGCACTCGGTGCATCTGAATACTCGTAGCTTTGCCAAACACATGGCTTTGCAGGGCTTTTACGAGGAGGTCGTTGGGCTGGCGGATAGCTTTGCTGAAGCCTACCAAGGCAAGCATGGCCTTATGGGGCCTATCTCTTTGATGTCCGCCAAGAAGACCGGCAACATTGTTGAGTTCTTGCAAGATCAAATGGACGAAATCGAAGCGGAACGCTTCAAAATTGTGGATAAAGACTGCACGCCGTTGCACAATATCATTGATGAGATTGTTGCTCTGTATCTCTCGACTCTTTACAAACTACGCTTCTTGGCGTGAGGTAAAAAATGGAACTTCTTAGACCTTGCATGGATGCGTCGTATGGCGCCAAGAGCGTAGCGTATACGGGAGCTGCTGGCACAACTCTGACGTGGCCGCCTGGGCCACAAGGTGTACTAGTCTGGTGTACGACTGACGCATATATATCCGTAGGTGAAGGAGTGACGGCTACGACGGCTGATACGCCAATTCCTGCTGGCACTCCAATTCCGTTTAACGTGCCTAATCCATCCACTGGGGCAACGGGGACTGGCGGCCCTTGGGTTGTCAGCGCTGTGCAGATCGCCGCTGGCGGCACTTTGTACGCCAAACCAATTAACATCCGATGAGCTGGGGCGTAGCACTTCGGAATGCAGTTGGACTGGGGTTGGGGGGAATTCCATCTTTAAAAAGTGCCCCGTCCTCTTACGAACCACCTGTTCCTCCTGAACCTGTGCCAGGACTGGCACACACGCTACTACAGATCGGTTTGACTGTACAAACAACGTAAGGAAATAGCATGGCAGATAACATTCAAGTAAGTCAGGGCTCTGGCACGACGATGGCGACGGACGATATTTCCGGAGTCCAGTACCCGCGGGTGAAAGTGTCTTGGGGGATTGATGGATCGGCGGTAGATGCGTCTGCTACTAACCCGTTTCCTGTGGTTGCTACACAGTCTGGTGCATGGGACATCACCAACGTGACAACAGCTTGTCTACCGTATTTGCTTCAGATCAAGGCCCTATTTCTGTATCCGCTACGCAGTCCGGCACTTGGAACATTGGCAATATCACTGGAACGATCAGTTTGCCGACTGGGGCGGCAGCCGACAGCACCGTTTTCGCAATGTCCGGAAAACTGCCAGCCACGCTGGGCCAGAAATTCATGGCAAACAGTATGGCTGTGGTGGTGGCGTCGGATCAATCCACCATCCCCGTATCGCTGGCATCGGTTCCGTCGCATGCAGTCACAAACGCGGGAACTTTTGCTGTTCAAGCATCTCAAGCAGGCACCTGGAACATTGGAGATGTCACAGGAACAGTTAGCTTGCCGACCGGGGCAGCGACTGATAGCACCATATCAACGATGTCAGGGAAACTTCCTGCCACGCTGGGCCAGAAAACAATGGCAAACAGCTTGGCCGTGGTGGTGGCGTCGGATCAAGGCGCGGTACC